AATCGTTTGGGTCCCATCAAGTTTATATTTGAAAAGGCGTCAGAGCCGATCACTATATAAGGGACTCCTATATATATAGAGAGTATAGGGCACTCACACTCAAAGACAGTCCAAAATGAAAAAAAATCGGCTACAAAAAAAATCGCCACAAAAATTTCGACATCAGATATAGTCTATAGCAACAAGGGGTTTTCATTATGAATTTGAATAAGATTTTATTATTGTGTGTGTCATGTGCTTCTTTGACTGGTTGTAACAATATCACAGAGTACTTTGCACATGGACGTGGAAGGGCTAGATTTGCTGAGGCAGAACAAGATCGACAGATAGCCATACTAGAAGCAAAAGCCAAGCTAGAGAGCGCGCAATACTTAGCTAAGGCGGAATTAGAAAGATCACAATCTTTAGCATCAGCCGAGATCATAAGAGCTAAGGGAGTAGCAGAGGCTAATCGTATTATTGGGGAATCTCTCAAAGGTAATGAAGTTTATCTGCGCTATCGTTGGATAGAAGGGCTACAGACTAACCAAATGCAGGTAATTTATGTGCCGACTGAGGGGAATCTTCCTATTTTAGAGGCTGGTAAGAGGTGATAACTTCAAAAAAAATGGCCACAAAATTTCAGCATCAATTACAATTATCGGCATGAAATCAAGATCATTTACAAAGACGGATCCGCAAAGCCATCAGGGTGATAATACCTGGTTTACTCCTAGAGAAATCATTGACAGATTAGAGCCGTTCGATGTGGATGTTTGCACGGTGTCTTGGAGGCCATATGATACGGCTAAGCGGCATATAGAGCATGATAAGGGCCAAGATGCTCTGGAAGTGGAATGGGATGGGTTTGTGTGGATGAATCCTCCTTATGGCAAGGAGATCGATCCGTTTATAGAGAAGTTCTTGGAGCATGGGGATGGGATTGGATTAGTGTTTGCAAGAATGGGAACGAAATGGATGCATGAGTTTTTGAGTCAAGGTGATGCTGTCTTCTTTTTGAGAAAAAGGATTAAGTTCATCAATCGGAATATGGAAGTCAGTTCTAATGCGGGATGTGATTCATGTTTGCTGTTGATGGGAGAGAAAGCGATCCGGTGTGTTAAAAATTGTGGATTGGATGGTAAGCTGATTTGTATCAAGGGATGAATGGAAATTGAAGAATTAAAGTTACGCATGCGCGAAGCGAATATCATGGAAGGCTATCAAGATGAAGAAACCGTTCATGTTAAGATAGATGAGTTGTTGTTGGAGTATGTGGATGATGATGAAGTGAGAGAATTATATTACGAGGTAGATAAGTGGTATGCATAATGAGTTTGTGAAATTAGTTGAAAAGGTTGTGAGTTATGTCCCGAAGCCATGTCCTTGGTGTGGGGAGACTCCTTGTTTTAAGTTGCCTATATCTGGAAAGAAAACATGGCTATGGTCGATAAAATGTTTGAATTCGATGTGTAGTATGAATCCGGAAACTAGAAAGATAGGAATCAGAAATACAACAAAGATGGATATTGAGAGACAAGAAAGTAAAGTGCAAGAGCTTGTGGATATTTGGAATCGTGGGAATCCTATGGAAGCGACACATCGGAGGACGGTAACGTTTAGGTAGATGAGTCGGATGGACAAGACGCCTGAAATTTGTAGGGAGGAATGGGTTCGATTCCCATATCTATCTATTTTGCTACTAAAATATACTGGCATGAAGAAGAGAAAGACAAATAAAGCTAAGAGATCCGTGAACAGTTGCAAGAATCATGGAAGTTGCTTATGGTGCAAGGGCAATCGGTTATACCAGGTCAAAAAGGCTAAAGAGAAGAGTAAGGAATCTCGCGATAAGGAAAAATAGCATGGAAGAAGAGAAAGTATGCAAAAGCTGCAAAAGCTATGTGCATCAGAGACTAGGAGCGTATAAAGGACATACTATTAACTGCATGGCTTATGGATGTGAACAATGGCTCGCAGGTGGCGATTACTGCCATCGGAATGATATTATACGATATTTGTTCGATGAGCTTAAACTATTGGATCGAGGCGAAAATGAGTGATGTTAATGACCATATAGATCGTTTATATGAGCATATCGATGAGATTAAAAGTGATATTAGTGATATCTTTTTCCTTCTTGAGCAGTTAGAGAATGCTTTAAATAAGACTAAAGATAAAGAGTAATTAGTATATTTATATTCAAGACGAAACGAGATTGGTAATGGAAGATATAAGCGAAGAAGAGGAGAAGAAGAGATTAGCGTTTCTTATTGAGGAGCATGTCTGTAGGGGTGCATCCAATTCTGAGACATGGTTGGCTCCTATTTCTAGGGAATTTTGGCTAATTGTTAGTGGTGTTTTCACTTGGATAAACTTTTGTCCTTATTGTGGTTTCAAGCCGGAGGATCGTTGGTGGTGATGAGTGAATGGAGAGATATTAAAGATGCTCCGAAAGATGGGACTGAAATTCTAGCATGGTGTGAAACCGAGAAACGTAAAGGTTATGAAATAATCAAATGGCATAGTAACGATTGTTGGTGTGATATATATGGTGATTGGGGGTGGCTTGAATCTGGCATTCTAGGATGGATGCCTCTTCCTAAGTCTCCACGAAAGGAACATGAAGACTAAAATGAAAAAGATATACTTAGTATGGGGCATTACTGGCAAAGAAGAGTACGAAGACCGTGAAGAATGGGTGGTATGTGCTTTCGCATACAAATCTAAGGCTATTGATTACGCTAAAAAGTGTGAAGATGAGGGAAAACGTATCTTAGAACGATATTATAAAGAACAAGGTTCTAAATGGTTACATAGATGGGACCATGAAAATATGGAACAATATGCCAATAGATATGATGAAGAGATGTGCATCAAAGGGGATATTGAGTACTTCTTTACGGAAGTGTTTTTCGATAACTGTTCAATGGATGTTAGTTTATGAGTGATGTTGACGACCGTATAGACCGTTTGTATGAGCATATAGACCGTTTGCACGAGCAGAACGATGCGATAAAAAGTGATATTAGCGAAATCTTTTCTATGATTAAAGAGATAAAGAAAGCTCTAAATAATCCAATTTTATATCGATTTTAAAGGCCTATACGAAAGGAGAAGAGATGAGTGAATGGAATTGGGGCAGCTTTTGGATTGGAATGACTTTGATGGCTATCATAGAAGCCTTAATCAGGATGTGTATTTGATATGGAATTTATAGTAATATTTGGAGTGTTTATACCATTACTAATTGGACTAATTGGTATTATTACAGAAAACTCATTTAAACAATCTATTATAATTGGAATTAAATTTGGTTGGGGCATTTTACTTGTAATATTTATTTCATATTCTACTTATATATTATTAAGTACGTTGATAAAATAAAAATTTCTATTAATAATCTTAAAGAAAAAATAATGAAAGAAGAGATCACAAAGATTGATGAGTTGCCACAAGAGATTATAGACTATTATGACCGGCAGCTATTAGAATCCACGTCTGACAATACTTGGGTATTGCGATTCATGGAGTATCTGAAGAATAGGGATCCTTTATATGTTCCTGAGGAATGGGATGGGAAGTGATGTTTTTTTGTATACCACATAATTGGAAATTAGAGGCTATGCAATCTGTAATTGGGATTCTAGAATGTGATTATACGATATGTTTATATCAATGCAGTAAGTGCGGTAAGTTAAAAACTAGAAAGATTGCTGGAAGATTCAAAATAAAGAAAGAAAAAGAGAATATTGATGAGTCAATGGAAACAATTCCGAGAGGAAAAGAAGATCGAGATCGGCAGATATCTCGTGATGAGTGACAAGTATTTCTACGATCCGATTATCGCGGTGTATGATGGCTCCCAATTCGTTATTGGACCTCAGTCATATCACTTACCTTCGAACTTACCGATATCGATAACGCATTATCTATGGATCCCTGAGAGAGTTATCGAATGAAGCAGAAAGAGTTGATATTAGAATGGGCAACTTACAATTGGGGTAAAAATAATGAATAGTAACGACCGCATAACATCGATTAAAGTCGAGGAACTAAAACTACAATACCACAATAAACATGGAGAACCAATGATGAACATATGTGATATTAACAACGCATCTGGAGAACAGAATTTAACGATCTATAGGGGTGATTATAAGACTTTGGAGGATTTCCTGGACCGCGTATCGGAACAAAGAGCCAAGTTAAACAACGCTATCTTCTTCTGTGACGGTGAATTTTATGCGGCTAAATTCGAGGTCATGGATGCAAATACTTTTGAAGGGAAGAAACATATCAACGCGTGTTCGGATGCATATAAATTCATATGGACATATAGAATGATAAAATGAATCAAGGAAAGGCAATGAGCAAATGGAGAGAGTTTAAAAGCGCGCCAAGAAATGGAAGCAGATTCTTTGTGAAGCTCGGATATTGGCAGCCATCAACACAAGAGATTAAAATAGAATATGACGTAGCATTCTGGGAAGATGGAGAATGGAAGCTTGGACTTTACTCTCATGAAATGGCTGATACAATTTTATGGCTTCCTATTCCGCTGGAGAATAACGTAGAAAAAAATAAGAAGGAGAACAAGATGGACTGGCATAAAGTAGAAGATAAGCTTCCTAGTACAGGAGTAGAAGTAGCCGTATTTGTAAAAGTGGGTCATCAAACCTATTATGATTTCAGAAAGTTTGATCCCGGAACAGGATGGGGAGGAAGCGCATCAAAAGTAATTGCGTGGAGCTACTTTGAGCCATGGAAAAATGCACCAAATCTTAAAGCTGAAGTAATAACAACGTCTGCGGAAAGGGACTCTGTTTTTAGTAAATATTTTTTTTTTGGATGATTAATTGTAACGTTCAATAACGCACTATAACTATGTATAAGTGTGTATAACTAGCTATAACTGGGTATAACTTGAGAATACAAGCGTTACTTTTCGTTCTGCTCTTTGCTCTCAAGATCACCGGATCGATACAGATTGTGTGGTTTTGGGTATTCTTTCCGTTATTCTTTGATGGCATTTTATTTTTAGGATTCTTGTTGTTTATATTTGCCTTACACTCAATATCTTACAAACGCAGATATTAAAATCTTTTGTTCAAAAAATATCTTGTGATATGCTTCAATAAACGACGGTTCGCATTTTTAGACAAAGGAATGCGGCGATCTGTTTCGTGGAGGTAATACTCTGACCGTTTTACTTAAGGAACGTCATGAAGATATATTTGGTAAAAGGCCAGACCGACAACTATGATGAAGAGATGGAATGGATTGTTTGCGCCTATAAAAAAAAATCCGACGCTGAGAGCCACAAGAAGGCGGCTAACAAGATTACATATGACTTCTTCGAAAGAAATAAGCGCGGAGATGGTGAATTTATAGCCATCCAAGCTCTCGGAACATGCGTGAATCCCTACGACGAGTTTATGCAAATGGAAGCTGGGGGCACGACATATTTTATTGAAACAACAGAACTTTTTGAAGAATTTGAATGAACAAAGCTACATTTACAATTGAATATGATTTCTTTGAAGAGCATGAAGAGATCTCACGTATGATTAACTATCAAGAGGCCTATTCTAAGCTTTTTGAGATCCATCAACTCGTAAGAACAGAATTAAAGCATAGTCCAGAAGAACACTCCATTCACATAGAGCGTCTTCTGAATGAGATAAAAGAGATCAGCTATATAGACTGATCTCTAGAGTTTAAACATTCTGAGGCTCTAATGCCATTCGATTGCCGACTGACATTTTTCGGTTATACAGATCATTGATCAGAACGTTGCGCGCATTTTCTACGTTATTGTAGCTATTGGCACGGATCAACTCATCTGGATGCATATTGATCTTGCGCATCATATGTTCATGATCGTAATCTATACGGGCTATTGTGGTCATAATCGACCACTGTAATGCCTTGGTCATATATTTTTTATTGGAGTAGTATCTAAAGGCTTCTTGTATGTCTTTAAAGTAACCACAAAAGAGTTCGATTGTCGGAAACGTATATTTTAAAGTTATTGTGCCGGACTTGAAATCTCTGCTCACTTTACGGAAGTCACCGCCAGTAAAGGTGGAGTTAAAACAGGATAGTGAGACTTGATATTCTTTGATCATCCTATCGATAAATATATAAGTTACGTTTCCTTGCTTCACGAAAAAATGAAGGTGATCCTCTTGCGACCAATTCTTATTCCCCACATTCAACAAATGTACATCATTGACTTCTGGATCCGCATCAATAATATAGTATATAATCAGTTCGTGTTCCTTCGCGATCTGCAGGCGATGTTGTCCGTCTATGACTTCCATGTCGGGCGAGACGATAATGGGGTTATACTTAAGTTTATTTCGCTTAAGGATCACTCTTTCAAGTTCTCGATTAACTGTGATTTTTCGATTCTCTTCTAGGAGAATAAATTTGTCGTAATCGTTGGTTTCGTATACGATTATGCTAGTTACGTTGGTAAATGTCATGACGATTCCTTGTAAGTTAAATTTTATGCACTTTTGAGTATACAAGGATCCATTTTTCATTTCAATGAGGAATTTCATTTTTTATCAAATTTGGTTGTGCCTCTAAACCGTTGCTTACATTTATCCACTTCTTCGATCCATCATTTCTTTTTCAGCCTCATTCATTTTATTTCTACTCCTAGTTTTTCAAATTTTCTTATTACATCAATTTTAAAATCCCTATCCGAAATTGATAATACTTCACATTTCATACCGCCTGAAAACTCAATATAAGACTCTCCAACGACGATTCTAACTCCTTGGAGTACTTTGTTGTCATAATGAATTAAATGATCTAAAAAGCCCTTATTTGACCTCGATAGATCCTCTGCATCTTCGTTATCAACCCAAAGATCCCATCTTGAGAGAACGGTTGATAATCCTACCGCATCAGATGCTCTAGTCTTCCATGCTAAAGTTCTCTTAACGGCAAGTTCAAGTTTTTCTTCATCATGGTACTTCATCAGATTTCTACGAAGGTCATCAGGGATTTCTAGCTTTAATAGACAGGAAAAAACAACAACCGCGTTATTGTTTATTTCTTTTCCTTTAGAAGGTTTTCCTTTATACCCCTCATTTTTGAGGGGTTCTATGAACCCCTCATTTTTGAGGGGTTCTATGATACCCTCAGAATTGAGGGGTTCGGTAAAATTATTTGAAGGATTCTCAAAGATGAAAATTTTACGCTTCCTTTTCCACTTGAATTTATCTTTATTCTCCATTGTACAAGGTACGCTTTTGGTATCTCTTCTTATGAAGCCTTCTTTCTCAAGAAGCATGTTCCATCTCTCGATTGTCTTTATCGAAACACCTTTCATTTTTGCGAGCTGTTCATCAAAAGCAAAGCAATACCCAAATTTATTTGAGAGAACAACAAGCTCTCCGAAATAGATTTTTGCTTCGGGCGGTATATTCTTACATTCTCGGATAGGAGATTTTAAGATTGCGTATTCTGGTAATAAGATTTCTTTCAATTCTGACATTTCTGACATGGTAACCTCTTAAATAATTATTATTATTGAAAAAATTCACCCTGCCGTGCTAAATTAGTTGCCTAAATCGTGCAGATTTTGGTACACTAATCTCAACCTGGCAGGGTTGATTTCTTAATGGCAACGTTATAAGGTTGCCACTTTCTTACTGGCTATCCTACCTGGATAGCCTTTTTTTTCCAACCAATTTAAAATTTACATTGCAAAGCCATTTACATTAAGTATAATGACCTATTCAAGGTAAAAAATGGCATTTGAAGACAGACATCTTATACCAACAGCTATCACAGCTGCTAAGCCTGTGGAGGTTACATCAGGATCTCACGGACTTTCAAGAGGCCAGCGTGTGCGCGCTTCACGCTTCTATACAACTCCATTAGCCTCCGCAACCGGGATGGAACAGCTCAATGATTGTGATTTTGTCGTTGAGAACGTGACTACTAACACTTTCGAGCTATATGATGTTTTCGGACAGCCGATCGACGGATCCACGTATACCGCCTTTGTGAATAACGGCCTTGGGCAATTCACGCTCACTGGGCCCACACTCCCTTACGAGAACGAGATTTAAGGAATATAATGGAAGAATCAAGCTGTGAGAACTGTAAAAACAAATTCGGAAAGTTAGAGTTTTATTCTCATCTTAAGGACCCGAACAATAATATTTGGTTATGTGAGGATTGTGCGGATCTTCCGTTAAGCCAAATAAAAAGGAAAAAAAAACGTGAACTCAGAAGAATTGATCAATAGGAATTTTAATTATGGTAGCTGTTACTTCACCTGAGATTAAAAATTACTATGAAGAATACACCGATTACAAACCAAAGCCAAGATGACATCGCTAGAGCAAACCTTGCTGATCGTCGATGGCGTCTCGCAAATTTATATAAAATCAAAGATAAATATGGAGCCGTCGTTGATTTTGAGCCAAACTGGGCGCAAGATGAACTCCTAAAACCTCATTATTTAAATCTGATCCTCAAAGCGCGTCAGTTAGGCGTAACTACTTTCTTCAGCATTATGTTCCTGGATACATGTCTCTTTAACGATAACGTAAACGCCGCTATCATTGCCGACAATAAGGATGTTTCTCGGGAGGTTTTCATTGATAAAGTTAAGTTTGCTTACGATCACCTTCCTGAGTGGGTTAGGCAACTTTCTTCAGCAACTAGGGACAACGTTCATGAGCTTCGCTTTAGCAATGGTTCCGTTTTTCGTGTGGGTACTTCTTTGCGAGGAGGAACCGTTCAACTCCTTCATATTACAGAGTTTGCGAAGGTTTGCGTCGAAAATCCTAAAAAAGCTCAAGAGATTATGTCTGGTGCTCTCAATACCGTTCAGGCTGGTCAGTTTGCTTGTATCGAATCGACCGCACGAGGAAAAGATGGCTATTTTTATGATATGTGTCAGACTGCTATGGAGCTTGAGAAAAGCGGAAAAGAACTGACTCCCCTAGATTGGAAGTTCTGGTTCTTTCCTTGGTGGAAGGAACCGATGTATATGCTTAATGATGAAGATGTTAGGATATCTAAAGACTTTAAAGAATACTTTCTTCATCTAGAAAAGGATCATAATATCTTTCTAAGAGACGAGCAAAAAGCGTGGTATGTTAAAAAAGCCGAGGTTCAAATGGACGATATGAAAAGAGAGTTCCCTTCCACGCCGCAGGAGAGCTTCGAATCTGCTAATGAGGGTTTCTACTTCGCCAAGCTTCTCTCAAGAGCGCGCCACGAAAAGCGTATGACTCGCATCCCTTACGATTCGCACGTCAAACAATTTTCGGCCTGGGATATCGGTTGGTCAGATTCCACTGCGATCTGGATTTTCCAAGTCGTCGGTAAAGAGATCCAGATGCTCGATTATTACGAGAACTCCGGAGAATCCCTGGAACATTACGAAAAATGGATAAAAAAACGACCATACAATATTGAGAAACACTTCCTTCCACACGATTCAGCTGGAAAAAGCGCGGCGACTGGACGAGCCTATGTTGATTATGCTCGTGAGATGGGACTTAAATGTGAAGTTCTGAAGATCGAACACAACAAATTGGTCGATATCGAGATGGTACGTCACATTATGCCAAGAGTATGGTTCGACCAAGAGAACTGTGAAAAAGGTATTAAATGCTTAGAGAACTATCGCAAGGAATGGAATGATAAGCTCGAATGTTATCGAGAAAGACCTCTACATAATTGGGCCAGTCATGGGGTCGACGCTTTTATCTATGCCGTCAATGCAGTTAACAAAATGACCGGAAATTCAGGGCTAACTCCGGAACAATGGAAAGAGATCCGCAGAAAACATACTTAAGTTAAAATTTTAACTTACCGATAAACCATGTGTCATGTTATCAAGTAAATTTTAAACTTGATTCGCGGTGCTATGTCGATATACATCCCAGGCGGAACTGATAAAGTCTCCGAGTTCAATATCTTTTTCAATGATGCATATCGTGCAATGTCACCATATTACGTTCAGGCTCAAAAGGATTTGCTTGCGTATGCAGGGGATAACTGGACGAATGCTGAGAAAACGCAGTTGATACGTCAAAGGCGTATGGTTCTCGAGCTAAACAAAGTTCGTCGTATCATCAATCTATACTCCGGTTATGAAAGAGAAAACCGGACGTCTACGGTGATTTTTCCTCAAGAACAGAATGATCAAGTTACGGCTGATCAATTCTCTGAGGTGATGCTTGCTGTCTACAATAAGGCACAGAGCGAATATATCTTTTCAGAAGCTTTTGAGCATTCCCTTAAGACTGGTCTTGCTATCGTCGGTATGTACCTTGATTATACGAATGACAAAGTCAATGGCGACCTTAAATTCTACTGGAAGCCATTTAATTCAATAATTTTGGATCCATACTTTACGAAGCGTGACTTATCCGATTGTGACCAAGCTGCTACGCGTGATCTTCTTGGACGTAACCGAGTAAAGGCTCTCCTTCCCCATGTTCCTGCGGAGATCATCGACGATCTTCCGACGGGAATACGGGATAACAAATTCCAATATCTAGGCAATTATCGCCAATTCAATTCCCAATACATTTCAAAACATTTACTTACTTATGATCAGCACTGGGTTCGCGAGACTATCGAAGAGAAATTTGTGGTGGATCAGGAAACTGGCGAATCTGAACTTGTCACTGGAACGCCTGAAGAAGTGAGAGAACTCAAGCAGTTACTTATAGAGAATCCACAATTCAAAATGATATCTGCTTACAAGGAAACTGTAAATCTGCGAATTATTGTTGGAGGACAACTTTTATATGACGGTCCCGATCCTACTGGCTTGGATACATATCCTTTCTTGCCTGTACTTGCTTATCACGAACCTGAGATTGATTCTTTCGAGTTAAAGATACAGGGTGTTGTCCGTTCGGTAAGAGATGCGCAACGTCAATACAATCGTCGCCATTCACAAATCATTGACATCATGGAATCCATTATCAACTCGGGATGGGTTCATAAAAATGGTGCTGTTGTTGATCCAGAGATGCTCTTTCAAACCGGTCAGGGGCGAAACATCGTAGTTAACCAGGACTTTGATGTGAATGGCGATCTTCGCGAGATTTCACCTCCACAGATCCCTCAAGGATACCTCGCTTATCAAGACATCATGGATCGAAATATCATGGAGATTCCGGGCGGTTCTGATGAGCTTCTAGGACTCTCATCTACAGGTGATGTGCAGGTATCCGGAAAGCTTGCTGAGGTGCGCGCTTCAAACGGTTTAAAGGGAAATAGAGGTCTCTTCGATAATTTCGAATACTTCCAAAAGCTGTTTGGTGGCCTTACAATGAAGGGTATTCAGAAGAACTTCACTCCAGGAAAGGTTCAACGGCTAATCAACCAAGAGCCTACGGAAGAGTTCTTCTCTAAGTCATTCGAGCAATTCGATTGCGTTATCAAATCTATTGCTAAGACGCAGACGCAACGTGAGGCTTACTATTATCAACTTCTACAACTTCGTTCTATCGGGGTACCTATTCCCGATGATGAACTTATTTCTGCTGTTCCGCTACAAGGCAAGACGAATCTCATCAAGAAAATGGCAGAGATGGAAGAGCAGAAGAAAGCAGCTATCGAACAAGAGATGAAAGACAAGTCTCTACAAGATCAACTCATTGCAAGTACTACAGATCAGAATCTCGCTCTCGCTCAAGAAAGACGTGCTCGTGTGCTATCTGATCTCGGATTGGCCAGAGAACGCGTATCCGAAGCACATCTCAATCAGACAAAAGGTTTACTCAATAACGCTAAAACGATCGCCGAGATGGAAGACATGAAGCAAGGGCGTTTTATTGAGATGTTAAAGCTCGCATCGGAGGTTCAAGTAAATACAGCCGATGTAGAAGAACAATTGGATAACGACATGGAAAGATCACGGCAAATGATCGACCAAGCCGGCATCCTTAATCAACAACAGGCTCCTCCTCCTGGAATGGAACAGGGGCCGCAAAACATGGGAGGCCTCAATGGCTAAAATGAAATATATGGAGAGTTATGGCAAGGGTTACAAGCCGCCAAGCGGCTCCGCAGGGGGTGAGGCCAAAGGGCAATTTTCCTCAAAAGGTAATCCGAGAAATGTGCCGAAAAAGGGTAGTGAAATCGGATCAATGTCTGATTACGGCATGAATGCTGATAAGGCAAAAGTCAAAATGCTCGAAAAAGAACAAGCACAGAATGAAAAACTCAGAGGTATCGGATGCTAATTCTTCCTAAAGGTCACATCCAAGATGAACATGAGAACACAAAAAAGGGCCTTCGGGACCAGTTCAATGTACAGCTTGAGAAGATCTTAAATGAGAATAGCAAAATCGATAAATATTGGATTTTGGGGAAGATTAAATTCCCCGAAGAGTTTGGTGGAAAAGTTGGTCGCATGTTTCTTCAGGGATGTTTGGAAAAGCCTCCTGTCGTAGCGAACTCTTTTTTGTACGAGGTTGATAGTCGCTCTGGGAAAAAAACCCTTTTATGGGTGATGAATCCGGACGGATCTCTTCGTTTACCAACTCTTAACAAAACGGTGTCAATAAACACCAAGAAGTCGGGCGTATTAATCTAGGTCGCCGCTAGACAGGGTCGCCGCCAATATCGGGCGCTTACGGGAGTAAATATGAATGAAACAGAAGAACAAGCAGCCCCTGCCTCCGAGGACGTTGCAGTTAATATGGACGAGACTCAAAGCCAAGACGAAAAACCTGCTAGACAGGTTCCTTTGGAAGCCCTTGAAAAAGAGCGAAAGAAACGTCAAGAGGCAGAGGTACAAGTGCGACTCTACGAAGAACTCGCGAAACGTGCAAAAGAAGCACAGGCGGCACCTGAAGAGAACCCCGAAGATGACGAAGAATTAGTCAACCGAGGAGATCTCAGACAGTTTCACAAGAAGCTGACATCTCAGGAGTTCCAAGCGATTAAGCGTGAAGTTGCAGAAGAAACCTTTAAGGAGTCTCGGCCAGAGGCAATTCAGTTGGTAAATAGCCATCTGAAAGAGATTTTAGAAAAAAAGCCTTGGCTAGCGGATTCGATTGAAAACGCACCTAATCGTTATGCGAGAGCTTACGAGATTGTACAAGATTATATGCCACAAGTGATTGCTAAGAATACAAAATCATCAGAGGCTAAAAAGATTGTAGAAAACGCTTCGAAGCCTGGATCACCGGCAGCCGCTGGAAAGTCACAGAATTTGAATAGCGCGGATTATCTCAGAAGCATTGCTGGTACGAAAGAGTTTGGTGAATATCGGAAGAAGCTACTTGGGCGATAAACCTATAGGAGCAATTTCATGGCAAGTGGAATTACATCAACAAGTCAAGTAGATCCTGAAGTAGATGTTTACTTTGACAATATCTTGTTGGATAGACACCAACCATACTACCCTTTTGGGTACTTTGCGCAAGAGCGTAGAATCCCTCAAAAGAACTCTAAGACAGCGATCTTTCGCCGTTTTGATAATTTATCTGATGCACTTACACCGCTTTCTGAGGGAGTCACTCCTGCTAGTGAGCAAGTAAGTAAATTTGACATTACAGCAGTGGTTAGCCAGTACGGAAAAGTTGTTCAATTAACAGACGACGTTATCGTTACAGTTTGTGATGAGACCTCGAACGAGGTCGCAGACATGCTTCAGCAAAATATGGCTAGTACATACGACAAGATCGTGCGTAACATGCTTGTAGCTTCTGCATCTCAAATTGACTGCTTAAATGGAGTTAATGGTAACGCTGTTACTGAACTTACTTCAACAGACATGGAACTTGCTATTGATTACTTAGAAGGTAACAACGGTAAGAAAATGAGTCCTAATATTGAAGGAGTTAACGCATTTGGAACAGCTCCCGTTTGGGCGGCTTACTGGATGATTATTCATACTGATCTACGTGCAGACGTAAAGCGGTTGTCTAACTTCCTTCCAACTGCTGATTACCCACGTCAACAGTCTGTACTCGAGTCTGAGTTCGGATCTATTGACGAAGTACGCGTTGTGAAGACTTCAGAAGGCTATAAAGATACTAGCTCTCCTGCGATCTACTACAACCCACTACTTGCTGCTAATTCTTATGGAAGAATTTCTATCGACGATCAGTCTATGGAAATGATTATAAAGCCGCTTGGAGAAGGTGAAGATGCCTTGAATCAAAGACAATCAATGGGTTGGAAGGGACGCCTCGGCGCCGTTTTACTCGATGACGCATGGGCTGTAATCGTACGATCAACTAAAGCATAAGGAGAAATAATATGGCTGCTGAATTAGGCACAAGTGCAAATTTAAAAACTGGTATTCGCGAACTTAACTTCGCGACGAGTACTTACGCCGGTCACTTCATTTCAGCTGGAGGAGCTTATAATCTTCTTCTTCCTTTTGAAGCGGATAAGCTCGAAATCTGGAACTACACAAAGTTCGGAACTAACTCTCAGACACTCGCATCAGTATGGTTTAGAGATATGCCAGATGGTGATGCTCTGCTTGTTACTCGCGGAACTACTACCTTAAGTTCAACATTAGAGGCTACAAACGGTATTACAGTATTGAATACCGATGCGGGCTTTGCTGATGAGCATGTAACTATTACTGGCGTTTCAACAGCAACACCGGGAGTTGTCACTGCGGCTGCTCACGGGTTGTCTAATGGAGATCGCTGTTATATCACAAAACTTACAGGAAACATGGGTCTTGAACTGAATAACAAACAATTTGTTGCTCAGAACGTGACTACTAACACTTTCGAGCTTTATGACATCTACGGTAATGCTGTAACAGTGGCTGCAACTTATGCAGCTGGTGGACAGGTTAACAAGATGGTTGCAAGCGCTGGAATTGTGAACTCACCTGCTGTTTACAACTTAACTATTGGAACTGCTTCAATCGGTAATGACAGCGATGTCATGTACTTTGTTGCAAGTAAGTTTAATAGCTACTACAACTTAGGCGATATTGCATAAATTTGAGTGGGGCTTTGGCCCCACTTTTTACAAGGAATTAAAAAATGGTCAGATCAAAAAGTAAGATTCAGGGAACTGAAAAATACAAAGCAAAAGAAGAAAAGTATAAGCAAAAAACAGAGAAAAATTATAAAAAGGCTGGCAAATTTGTAGATAAAACTGAATCAATGCTTAAAGCTGAAACTGCTAAAAATAAGCTTTCTAAGGCTAAAAATATAGCTAAGGCATCTAAAGAGCAATATAAAACAATTAAATCAGATATTAAATCGCGTAAAAATTCATCTAAAAAATCTGTAAAGAAATAGGAGTTAAAATGAAGAAACGAAGTGAAGCACCGACATTGTTAGAAGATTTCGATCCTGAAACATTCGAAATTAAGACGCTTGATGACTTTAAGATTTGGAACAAATGGGCTAGAAAAAACGGCCATCCGATCAAAGTTCCTACGGAAGATTACTACAAAAAAGTAAAAGTGAAATTCCAACGCTTCGATCAGCCTGAGAATACTCTCAAGGCGCGCGTCAGAAACAAAGACATCGATTGGACTGGGCAATTGATTCCAGGAAAAACATATGATCTATGTATTCCTGTGGTCAAATTCCTTAACGGATTAGCGGAGCCTGACTTTAAAGAGGTAAAATCTTTTGAGAATGGTGAAACAATTGTAGAAACAAAGCAAGTCGGAGAGAAGTCTCGATTCTCATGCCAAGTTATAGATTTTGGAGATGAAGATGCCGCTTAAAAAAGGTAAAAGCAAAAAGGTTATTAGTTCAAATATTAAAACTGAAATGAAAGCTGGAAAGCCACAGAAACAGGCGATTGCAATAGCAATGAGTAAAGCTGGTAAATCTAAAAAAAAGGCTAAGTAATGGCAAACCCAAAATTAGGCTTAGAAATTATAACTATTATGCGCAATGTCACAGGTCGTGTGGACGCCTCAGACAATTTGTTTTCCGACAATGTGATGCTCGGTCGTATCAATGATTTTCTTGGCTTAATTATGCCACAAGATGTTCGTCTATATGAGAACAAAACATGGTATGAGTTTTCTATTGAAGTGGACAATGATGACACTACTCTTTTTGAAGATACTTACAATATTGACTTAGATGTTCTAGGCTATTCAACACTTGGAGCGGTGGCGTATTGTTCAGGTTTCGACTTACAATGGTTTCAATCTCCGGACCTTTTCTATGCGAAATGGCCGGAGACTCAGACCTACACTCCACAGAGACCTGTTGATGTATTGTATTACAATAATCAGCTCATCTTCCGCGCTCGACCAGATCAAGCATACAGTATCAAGCTCGAAGCGTATTCCATTGAACCAAAACTGGCAAATGCAGGAACAGCTATTGAGAACCCATACTTCTGGAGATATGTGGCATACGGGGCTTCTCTGGATCTCTTCAGCGACTATGGCGAAATGGATGAGTATGCAAAATATTATCCTGCATTTATGCGTTATAAAGGTCTTGTAAATCTCAGGACAAACCAACAATTAATGTCGCAACGTTCGACACCAACTTTTTGAGGAACTATGGCTATATGGGATGCTGATCAACCATTAAGTACAGATTCACCTGGAATATTTCCTAGCAAATGTCAAGCTAACTGGGATGTACTTTTCGACAACTTAGGAGCAGATCACTTGTTCCGAACAACGACTGGTGTTACCGATCAAGGGTATCACAAGATCATTCATTGGGTAAATCAATCAGATCCCACATATATCAATGGAACTGGGATGACATATGCTAAAGATCAGGTGATAACATTAGATTCTGTTGACCAAACGGCTCCACAACTCTTCCATAGAACTTCTGATGGAACGACGACAAGAGAGAATCCTATCACATGTGTTCCGATCAGAGCATTCGTAAACTTTGATGGAACGGTAGGATTAAAAGGTTCGGGGGATACTCAAACAATACGTAGTTCTTTCAATGTTGATTCCGTAAAAAGGATTGGAACAAGGAGTGGAAATTATGAGATCACATTTACTCCTGGAACAATTCCATCGGCTGCTTATGCTGTTTTAGGTACAGCACAAAGGAGTGGGGTAACATCAAACGGAAAAGCCTGCTATATTGCTATTAATGACGTGGCTTATACAACTGCTGTAACGACATCAGTCTTACAAATCACGTGTAGTTCAGATGGGACAAACTCCCATGATGTGTTTATGGGCAACGTAATTATAGTCGGAGGATAATGGGTTATACAGGGCATTTAATCGCTTCATTCAAGACTGGCCTAGAGACTGATGTTGCTCCCTGGTTACTCCCTGACGAGGCTCAAGAATCTCTGGTTGATGGATACGTGCAACATGGGGTTATTAATAAGCGCGATGGATATAACTACTTTGCCAACGGTACACGAGGTGATGCTCCTTATTGCGAAAGTCGTATTGTTAAGGCTATAACTGGCGTTTCAATGACGGGTGCTATTGATAGCGCGAATACAGTATTTACAACAACAGCTACTAGTCTTCCTATTCGAAGAGGTAGCTTTGTGGTCACTGGAGATACGCCTGCTCAAACTGCTACTGATGATGGAGTCGGAGGATTTACCGGAAATGTTTCTGCCGGCTCAATCAATTATCAAACAGGTGTCGTTTCAGTTACATTTAATATAGCTCCGACTGGGGGAACGATCACAGCAACGTATGATTATCATCCTGGTCTTCCGGTTATGATGATTGCTCAATTTGTTACTGCTACGAATACACGCGAATCGATCGTTGCCGATCAAGATAATCTTAATAGATATAATTCAATCACTAATCGATACGACGATATCACTAATGCCACATATACTGGCGGTAAGAGCGATTTTTTTTCTTGGGTGCAATATCCTGATCTGGATGATTCTGGTCGGCTTCTCTTTGTAAATAATGTGGATCCGATTCAGAGTTATGACGGAACGAATGTCGAGAAATTCTACGCTGTCTTTGATTGTACTGAAGTGACGGATGAAGCTTATGGTACAGGTGATGGAACAGCCACTTATGCCAATACTCTCACAAACTTTCCTGTGACTGCTGGAACCGTTGTAATTACTGCTGATAAAGCCGGTACTGGAGGGGGCACAAAAACTATGACTGATAATGGGCTTGGCGCATTTACAGCTACTAGTGATGGGACCGGGACTATAAACTATGTCACTGGAGCTGTGTCTGTTACATTTAACGCTACGGTTCCAAATCCTGATCCAATTGTAGCCGATTATTGCTATAACACTGGAGAGGTTACGACTTGTCTTCTGATGTTCAATTATAAAGATCGTTTAATCCTTCTGAGGACGACTGAAACCGGAGGCACTATACATCCACGTCGTATACGCATATCGGGCATTGGGCAGTCTGGAAATGACTTTAGAGTCACTGCTACCGGTGCAGGTGTCATTGACATACCTGATCAGGACTGGATCATGGGAGCTGCTTACAATCGTGATGACCTTATGATCTTCACTGAGAGGGCTACGTGGATTTTGAAATATACAGGTAATGATGTTGTTCCTTTTACTCTGGAGAAGATTGATGGAAGCCGTGGATGTCGCGCTCCTTTTTCACCAATCTCTTATTTAAATCTTACGAAAGCATATAGCCCTTATGGATTCATTGTAACGGATGGATACCAAGTCAAAAGATATGATGAGCCGATTCCAAACTATTGTTTTGAAGAAGTCAACCCGAAGGAGTTTGACCTGTGTTTTTCTGGAGCTGTTGATGACGATCAAAATCATTATCTTATCCATCCATCTACAGACGCAGAAACAAGCGATACGATCCTTGTGAACAACTATGATGAAAACAACTTCTCAAATTACAAAATCCCTCTTAGTTGTATGGGAAATTATCTCGAATCTTTTGATATTGACTGGGATTACTTAGCTACAAATGTTTCTTCATGGAAAGTTTTTGCAAGCTATTATGCTACATGGAATGATCTGTCCTATAGCAAGGATATGCCTATCACCCTGGGAGGTGGCCATAAAGGTGAAATCTGGCGCTTAAACATAAATGACAAAGAAGATAATCCTTGCAGAGTCTATGGAGTCACTGAGATTTCTACTGGTCCAACATTAGTCGAAATAACTTCAGATTGGAATAACTACGCTTTAGGAGATATTATCTATTTCGCAGGACTCGGTGGATCTATTGAGCTAAATAATAAACAGGGACAGATCACAGCTATAACTGACAATCAAACCTTCCGTATTTCAATGGATAGCACAGTTCCCAGTATTACAGCCTACACTTCAGGTGGCGTAGTTTCGAGAACTGTACCGTTTGAGTTTGTAACTAAGAACTTCAATCCCTACACGGCTGAAGGTCTTAAAGTAAGATGTGGATGGGTTTACTTCTATATGGATGTAAGTGAGACTCTCTTAACGGATAAAGACGGAAATGTAGTGCCCGCGAAAATTGAGATTGAGGTTTTTTCTAATGATTCCAATGAGCCAACACAAGTTCTCAATGTGACAATGCCTATTTATACGGGAAACTTTTCAGATTATGATGGACGTATCTCAAATAAGAGATGGTTCAAGATGTATATTAATCAAACATCTCGGTTTATCCAATTCAAAGTTAAAAACCAGCAAGCCGGCAGCACGGTTCGCATTCATGCCATTCAGCCTGGATTCGTTCCGGCAGGGAGGAGAATATGAGTAAACTTAATACCAGATTTAACTTTGGGAGTGAACTTGCAGATGAGGACCCTAGATTACACAGACAGTTAAACGATATATATACGAACATTGCAAATTCTGTTAACGTGAAATCAAATAAAAATGTTACACCGGATACGGATCCTCCGGCTGACGATCCTATTAACGCCAACTATGATTTAGGCGATGTTTGGGTAAGATCGGACAATGATACGGCGTGGATTATGACGAGTAGAACGTCAGCTAACGTGGTAAACTGGAAATCAATATAGGAGAAAATAATGGCTTATAAAACAAATGCACAAGGCGAAGAGTATGGGTATGGAAATACTTTAAGCATGCTCGAACCGAATAAATTAAGCTCATTAAATCCAGAGCAAGAAAATCTTTTCAAAATGTTCGCATCGGCACTTCAAGGTGGGGGTGGTCCTTTAGCAGATATATTTAATTTCAATCCTGAGCAAACTAGAGAAGACTTTAATCAACAATACGCTCAGCCGGCTTATCAACAATTTCAAGAAGAAGTTATCCCAGGCATCACAGGTCAGTTCAGGGGTCAGAATTTACAGAACTCATCATATCTCGGAGGAGGTCTTGCTAAAGCAGGATCAGATGTTCAAAGTGGTCTAAATGCACAGTTATCGCAAATGCTCTCACAGGCTCGTGAAGGAGCTATGGGACGTAAACAGTCAGGCCTACAGAACTTGTTAGGGCAGCAGACTTTTGCTTATACAGAATCACCTTGGCTATCTCTATTGAATGCAGGAGCTGGAATTGCCGGAAAAGCCGCTGGTGCTCACTTTAGTAAACCAGGTTAAAAAAAGGATTTAATATGCCACAAGTACAATTTTTAGACATTCCAAACATCGGAACAGCTGTTGGAAAGTTTGGGAATGCTTTTATGGAGGAGACTCTCGCTAACTCTAAAAAGAATCAAGAAGAGGATGCGCTTCAGGCGATGCTTGCTGATGCAAAGGAGAGAATCGCTGCTGGTGAAAGTCCAGATGCTGTTGCGGCTACAATTCTTGGAACAAAAAATGTTCCTTTCGAGAGAAGGTTAAGCACTGCTGATATGTTTTCGAAATCTGCCGAGAGAGCTGAGAATAAAAGAATCGCAAATGAGAAACTTGCTAGAGAAGAAGAAAATAGAAAAATAGCAAATAAACGTGCCGACGAAGCCGCAAAACTATCAAGACAAAAGTATGGTTTAGATCTTAAAAAATTAGATCGTAAAGAGCAAGATGCCTACGCTAAGGAAACAGATCCATTAAAAATTTCCCTTGGAACACTTGAAGAAATGGAAAATCTTGTAAAAAAAGGTAATATTGGTAGGGGTTCCACTGCTTTGGCTTTGAACCCTTTTGCAACAGAAACTCAAAGTGATATCGGCGCTTACGAGATCGCAGCTAAATCTTTGATCACTATGGTTTCAACTATGAATATTCGTAATCAAAAAGAGTTTGAAGCTATGGCTGGGAAACTTACTGATCCGAACTTGCCTAATGCTGAGAAAAGGGGACTTCTTGAGAAATTAAAAAGCAGAGTAACTCGTGAATTAAACCTAAAAAATCAAAGATATAAAGATAGAATCGATGGAGGTGGAGAATCGAAATCTCAATCTCAAGAATATGAAAAAATCCGATTCAATCCTAGTGATGAAGCACATAAACAGAGAGCCTTGGAAATTCTTCAATTGGTTAATGGAGATCGAAAAAGAGCTAATGAAATTATGGCTGAGGAATTCACTCAATGACAATGCCAGATTTTTATAGCTCTTTCGACGAAGAACAAAATCCTGAAGCTCAGAATCAGCAAGAGATTCCTCAAGAGTCTGAAGCCTTGGATTTTTATTCTGCGTTTGATGAAAATCAACAAGAGCAACCAGAAAATCCTCCTGAAAAAACGACTACCGAAAAAGCCGCTAGATTAGCTTCCCAATTTGCTATGGGTACTGCGGAAGCGGCTCTATTACCATACGAAATTGCTACAATACCATTGGCCAGTAAAGATGCTATGCACATGATTTATCGTGAACAACTCATGGATGAACTTGACAATCTTACTTCAATGAAATTTTGGGGTGGGATAACTCCTGAGCAAGAGGAGCGTCTTGCTGAAGTTGAGGCTCAAATAAAAGACTTTGGTCGATCTGAACAATATGCGGAACCAATAGACATGGGGATCCGATCACTTACTGAGCAAGCGACTGGAATAGATTTGAAGCCTGAAGGTTGGTTAGAAAAGGGGATGAATTTTCTTGGATTTATAAAGGATCCAAAAAAGACTCTTACCAATATAAAAAACGCCGTGACTCCAAAAGATTTCATGAAAGCAATCATGCCTACTGCCAAGGAAGGCGTAAGATCCGTAGCAGTCGGAGGAGCTTTGCAAGCTGCTGAAAATGGTGAATATGGTCCTATTGGAACAATGGCTGCAATGATTACAGCGGACTTGATGGCAAATGCGGCAGTTGGTGGCGCTAAACTTAGTAAAAAGATTATTCAGGAACCTAAGCAGACAATTGCTGGATTGGTTGCAAAATTTACTGGGGCTGAAAAAAAGCAATTGCAAAAAGAGATTATCGAATCATTCCGACAAAGCGACATTCAGGCCGATCTTGGAACGATTACTGATAGCAGTCTCATCAAATGGACTCAAGCCAGAATCCAACAATCCGGACTTATTGGTAAAGAGCTTGATGAGTTTAAAAGAAATCTTTTCGAAGAGATCAAAGAATCCTATAAGAAAGTTGCTGAGGGTGTCGGGGAAGCTCGTAAGATTACAAATTACGAAGTTGGATCTGTAGCCAAAGAGACTATCAATGAAATTAGAACAAATGATCTAAATGAAGTAAGAGAATTATATAAAGAAGCTAATTCAGAATTAAAGCCTGGTGAGATTATAGACTCATCAAATGTAAAAAAATCTGCAGATGCCATTATGAAAGATTTGACTCCAGGCTCTCTTAAATCTGAAGAGACTAAAAAAGTTCTAAATATAATTGAAACTCTTGAAAAAGATCTTATTGAATTTGCAGAATCAGGAAAACAATATTCAGATCCACAAGCTTTAATAAATTCTAAGATTGCCTTAAACGATATAATTAATTACGAAGTGCAAGGCGGTCAAAAGAAGTTGCTTAAAGGTCTTGTGGGAGAAATTGACAGAGCTTTGATTAATCACGGCAAAAGAAATGCTAAGTTTGGTGAAAAATATATCCAAGCAAATAAGAGATTTTCGCAACATGCGAAGACCTTTCGAAATAAAGAGATCACAACTCTGCTCAAGGAGTCGGATCCTACAAAGCTTCTTAATCGAATGGATACGACAAATGGCATACTTAAATTAAAGTCGATATTAAGCAAAACTCCTGAAGGGAAAAAAGTTTTCAACGAATTAAAGAGGCTTAAATTGGATCAAATGTTTGAAAACAGCATGATCAATAATACTAGCCAACAGGCAAAGCTCGGAACTTTTTCTAAAGTCGGAGCAAAAACTAAAGATGCCGAGATATTAAGACAGCTTTTAGGTAGAAAGGCTTATAGGAAACTTACTAATATTCAGAAAAATGCCGGATTGTTAGATAAGTCGGCTCAAGAATTTTTCAATGCTTCAAAAACTGCTGCTGTAGCCACTGATGGAGCAATGGTTTTCAAATTATTTAATGATGTTACTCATTTAGTTTCTGGTAACCCTTTTCCTCTCGTTAAAAGCGTTGGGTCTCTAATGGCTATGAAAAGAGTATCTAGACTTTTATCGGATCCGGAGTTCTTGACGCTTGTCGAGGATGTTATCATAACTCAAAAAAGTGGTGATAAAAAGAAAACCTTCGATGCGATGATGGCATTACTTCCTTATGCTAAAGAAGTTTCTGAACAAGTAAAGTCAAAAGTCAACGATTGATGGCACAATAAAAATACAAAAGAACATAAATAATACATCATACATAATTTTCTCCTCGTTAAAGACTTATGATTATATATGGACTTCTAAAACTTTTCAAGACATAAAAATTATTTTAGGTTAATGTAAAGTTAAAAATTAAACTTGGAGTAACACATGTCTTTCGCTAAAAATCCTACACAATATGAGGGTGTCAATGTATCAAACCCTCCTTCAACGATCAGAGTTGCAAGAGCACCTCTAACAACAGACTTAAACTTTCCCTTCAATACGATATGGGTCGACACAGCTGCTGATGATGTCTATTTATATACCCAATCTGCTGCTGGATCTGCAACTTGGGTTATAATGGGAGCCTCTAGTGATCCTATTGCTGATGTTCCTCATGGAGGCACAGGGCTTGCAACTATTACAGACCACGGCGTTATGGTTGGTTCTGGAGTTGGAGCAATTACGCCATTAGCTGTCGGAACGTCTGGTCAGTTGCTTGTTGGTTCGTCTGGAGCGGATCCCGTGTTTGCTACACCTTCATCTGCTGACTCCTCAATCACATGGGCGCCTGGTGCTGGTATTATCGGCGCTTCAGTCATTCAGGCAACTACTGCACAACTTGGTGGAGGACAGACTGCGACTGATGCTGAGGCTATTGCTAAAACTTCGATTGTAAACTTTGTCACACCATCAAATTTAGCTGCTTCAGGATTCTTGCAATATGCAGATGTAACTATTACTGCGGCAGAAATCAAAAATCTAGCAACAACGCCAATCGAATTAGTCGCCGCTCCGGCTGCCGGTTCATCTCATATGTTCTTGGGGGCAATGTTAAAGCTCAATTATGGTTCAGAGGTATTTGCTGAGGCTGGAGATAATCTAGGAATCAAGTATACAGATGCTTCTGGAGTTCAGGTTTCAGATACTGTTGAAATGACTGGGTTTATCGATCAAAGCGCTGACACGATAACAAATGCAGTTCCGATAAAAGATGCGATTGTTGCAGCAGTTTCCGCAGAAGCTCAGGCATTAGTTCTCGATAACTTGAATGCAAACATCACTGGTAATGCTTCAAATGACTCGACTGTAACAGTGAGAGTTTACTATGCAACTCAAGCACTTTAAGGAGTAATTGATGGCTAAAACGCAACAACTGAAAGATTATAGTATCGCCGAACTCACAGCAGATGTCGGTACTTATCTAGAAAAAAGAATGTCGTACTCTGGGGATAACCTGGAGTATGTCGGATATAACCGTGAACCTAATGCGGCTACTACGGATACAACTTGGTTCATAATTAAGATGACTTATTCCGGATCAAATGTTACTCGATATCAACTTCCGGATAATGGCGTTGAATTTAAGTATGCTTGGGATTCAAGAGCAACTTATTTTACTTAATCTTTAATAATTAAGTCACAGAGGTTTATAGTATGCCATATGTCTACAATCCATTTATCTCAAACTTAGATGATGCTGGTAATATAAGTGGTGCGGATGTAGTCGGTCCAGGAACTTCTACAGATGAAGCTGTTGCCTTATGGAACGGCACTGACGGAAAGCTTCTCAAAGACAGTCTTGTTCTCATTGACGGATCGGGTAATGTTACAGCCAATAGCATTATTCTTACCACTAACTTGGCTGTCGCTGATGGTGGTACGGCTGCTTCTACGACTACTGGAGCGCGCACTAACCTCGGTGTGGCTATTGGATCGGATGTGCAGGCATATTCAATCCAGTTGGACTCGGCTGCTAGCGTTGGAGATGGAATAATTGCTCATATAGCTGCAAATACTTTCACGCCAAGAACAATCACAGGTACGGCTAACGAAATCGATGTCTCTAATGGCGATGGTGTCGCTGGAAATCCTACGGTTGGACTTGTTGCCTCTCCACATATTACGTCTGTTACATTTGATTCCGGATCAAACTTCTTGGCAAATTATGAAGAAGGGACGTTCACTCCCGTAGTCATTGGAACTTCTACGCCTGGAACTGCAACTTATTCCATACAGATTGGGAATTACACACGAATTGGAAATCGAGTGTTTTTTACCATAAATCTCACATGGTCAGCAGGTTCAGGTTCTGGGAATCTAAAAATTGATGGATTGCCATATACAGTAAATGCTTCTAATGGTACTAGCCCCTGTTCCGTAAGTTTTGGAAGTGACTTGACAATAGCTGCAAGTACGAGTCAGGTTTTTGGATATATAATAGCAAATTCAACAACAATAGGATTTGGAGAAGTTATTTACAATTCTTCAGCTCCGGCGGTGGCGTACGATGCAGCAAGTTTGATTAATATTTCAGGACATTATTATATCTAATTAATCTACTCATAATATAGGAGATATTAATGCCTTTTAAATACAATCCGTTCTCAAACAAGCTCGACGAAGTCAACTTGGCTGGTAGTGCATCTCCATTGACTACCAAGGGCGATTTATATACTTATACTACAACTGACGCAAGATTAGCAGTAGGAACTTTTTCAAATGATCTTATAGTGGACAATTCCGGTGACATTGCTTGGAAAAGCAGGAGAAATTGGGTCAGTTATTATGATGATTTTCTTCATTATTCAACCGGCGATTGGACAAAGAATAAGTCTGGAACAGCCGCAGATTCAGTTTTTTCAGTAACACCCTCAGATGGAAATCATCCCGGTCAATGGAAAGGATATACAGGAAGTACCACAACAGGACATGCGAGATTACAACTTTTTGAAACTTCTATGATAGTAGGAGCAGCCGGAACAGTCCGTTTTGAAACATGTGTTCAAATGCCAATATTGTCAGATGGCACAGAAACGTACACAGCACGGATAGGATTAACAAATAATACGTCCGGAGATGATGGTACAGAAGCAGTTTTTTTCAGATATACTCATGGAACTTATTCAGGCAATTGGGATTTAGTCAGCATATCAGCTAGTGCAGAAACATCTTCTAATTCAAATGTAGCAGTTTCTACAAGTTGGACTAATCTTGCTTTTGAGATAAATTCAGCAGGAACATTGGTAACCTATTATGTGAATGGTATATCTGTTGGAACAAATGCAACCAATATACCTACAAATGCAGTCGGTGTAGGATTAGCAATTAAGAAAAGTGCAGGCAGCACATCAAGAGATTTATACTGTGATTATGTAGACCTAAATATTCAACTTGCAAATACGAGGTAATATGGCAAAGCTACACAAGATGGTCAACGGACAGAAGATTGACTTAACAGAAGAGGAAGAGATCGCTATAAGAGCAGAGTGGGAACAGAACCGCATTGAGCTTAATGAAAAGCGGATGGCTAAAAAAGCTTTGGATGAAGACAGACTCCGATTAAAGGGAGAGGTCTGCAAGAAGCTTGGGATTACTATAGAAGAACTTGAACTTATCACGGGAAATTAAATGAGCTACTCAGGAATTAGTCCAAAGAATCCCTCTAACTATACAGGTCAGAAGAACGGTATAGTTCCTGCGGTCTCAAGAAATCGTCGTCCAACTACTGCAGACTATAAGCAGCCTGAAACGGGCCGCAATTATCCGATCACTTGTATATGGCAAGTGAGCAAGAATCCGACTACGGGATCCGAGGGTGAACTGTGGGCACTATCAAAAATTGTGGCTAACGTCGCGACTTGGACGAACATTACAGCTGGGGGAACTTCGGGGATTGTTACTGTAACTGGTGATAATGCTGTTGCTGTTTCTGGTGATGGAGCCGGAAATTTAAATCTAAATGGAACTACTGTTCTAACTGGTGTGAACAATACCCCCATTTATATTCTTGGAACCGATTCACCATCTTACAAGCAAGAGGTGCAAGTTCAGATTGCCAATGTTGTTACTGCTACGCCGGCTAATGCTAACGACGCTGGTGTAGCTTCATTCAATACTGCACAGTTTACGATCGATGGCACTTCTGGGATGGTAGGACTTAAAGGTGGAATAACGCCTCCTATGCTAATGATAAGCCTTGATGACATGAATAATGCTACGCCAGATGGTTTTGGAGTCATCACTCTCGGAGGAACTGCTGTAACTAATGGGAGTAATGCGACCCCTCTTTTCTCTGTAAGAACACCAAATTCCAACGATATAGATTTTCAATTACAGATCGCAAAAGAAGTGGATCCTACTATCGGTGTAATCGCAAATGCTGGAATTGCATCCTTCAATACAAATCAATTCGATGTGGATACTGGAACGGGCATGGTCTCGATGAAGGGATCGACGACTGACAATGCTGTACTTGCAATTACTGCTGATGGTCCTACAAGTGGTGGCCCTGATGCTAGTGGTGTGCTGAACTTCACAGGTGCTGGTGGCGCTACCACTTCAATCACTGGGAATGTTGTTACTATTACAGCGGGATCTACTGGAGGAGGTCTAACTTGGAGGGAAGAGATTGGAACGTCGGCAAATTTTTCAACCAATGAAGGGATTTTCGGAAATAATGCTGGAACAATTACACTGACATTGCCTTCTGGTCCTTCTATTAGTGATACATTCGCAGCTTATCAAGAAGGAGCTGGAAAAGTTCGAATCCAGACTCAAGGAGCTGATATCATTAAATTTGGTAACCAATCATGCGCTGCTGGTGGCTATATTGAATCTCTCAATGAGGGTGACTGTGTATGGATCGTAGCAATTGATGCTACTCGGTTCAGGGTCATTAACGCTGTTGGGAGTTGGACAATATCAGTATGACAAATAATCCCTTAAATATCACAGACGACGGACTCCAAGATTTCGAATCGACTACAGGGGATTTTACAGCTATTGATCTTACTACAAAAGGAGATCTCCTTGCATATACTGGTACTGCTTATCAGCGACTTCCTATCTCGACTGATGGCTACGTTCTTAAGGCGGATTCAGATGTGGATGTTGGACTGAGATGGTCTTGCACTGGATTCGAATTTATTGAGACCCAAGAAGCTTCTTCTTCTTCGACAATTGAGTTCAACAATTTTGCGGATGCTGAATGCTATAGTGTCTATAAGCTCGTTTGGAAAAATGTCCGGAGAAATGCCGGGGAGCTTTCTTTTAGATTGCGATTTAGTATTGATAACGGAGTCACTTGGCTTACTACGAATTACAAACATATGCATGAGAGTATTCGAGATGTTGATGGTGTGCATTCATTTCCATATAGTGCATCGGCCTCTTACATTGAGATAAATTCCCACACTGGTGATACCTCCAATCTTAGCTTTAATGGCGAGGCTTATTTCTTCACAAGTGCTACGCCATCCACAACTTTGAAACAGGGAATTACATTCACTTCTACGAATTTTGGACCTACAAATTCTCAGTTTGTCAATTCAAGAGGATACGGGTTAAATACAACAAATTCTACTGTGGATGGCTTTCAATTCTTAATGGATAGCGGAACAATTACTTCTGGAACGTTTTCACTATATGGGGTGCTGGTATGACTACGAATCCCCTTAACATTAATGATTCTGGACTTCCAATTTTCAATGCTACTACGGGAGCTTTTTCTGCTGTGGCTGCAACGACCAAGGGGGATTTGATTGTACATAATGGAACGAACTATACTCGCCTCGGTGTGGGAGCGAATAACAAAATTCTTCTGGCTAATAGCGGTGAGTCTACTGGTTTGCTTTGGGGTGATTTGTCATTTACTGGTAATTGGGTTCTTGTGGATAGCGCTGTTGCTTCTTCGTCATCCTCGATAGAGTTTACTAATCTTGATCCTGCTCTTTATGCTACGTATTTTATTAGCTTAGTGGATATTCACTCTGCTACTGACAATGTAAGTCTCCAATGTCTTATGAGTGTGAATAATGGTAGTTCATTCTTAAGCTCCGCATATAAATATGTTTATAGAATTATGGATACTGGTTCGGGTGCTGACGATGAAAACCATAGCTCTTCGGCTTCGTATATTGAAGTTGCGGATCGGATTGGAAATGCTGCGGGTGAGGGGATTGCTGGATGGTTCTGGTATTTGCCTTCTGCTACTCCTGCGACTCAGTTATACCAATCAATTGAATGGCAACTCTATGGTCAAGATACGGGAACGGATCTTAACGGTTATTGGGGTGGCGGGCTAAACTCTACTACTTCTGATGTGGATGCACTACAGTTCAAATTCTCATCTGGAAATATTGAATCAGGTAATTTTTATCTTTATGGTCTAGAGGTCTCATGAGTACTACGAATCCGGCTAATATTAACGATGATGGATTACAGGTTTTTGTGGCTTCTACAGGATCTTTCTCTGGAGTAGAGCTAACCACGAAGGGAGACATTCTTTCGCGTTCAGCAAGCGCCTATGTACGTCAGGCGGTCACTGTAACTGACTCGGATGCTCTTGTCTGCGACTCTGCGGAAACTTCTGGGTTGAATTATGCTACTGTTACGGCTGGAAGCTCTGTGACTTTTCTGGGAACTCAGTCGGCTTCGTCTTCGGCTACTATTGATTTTACCACTGAATTTAACGATGCGACTTATCTTTATTATCTTATTACTTATACCAATGTTCGACCTGCAACGGACGGCGTAGAGTTTCGTGTACGCATGAGTGTTGATGGAGGATCTTCTTATGAGAGTAGTGGTTATAGATGGGTTAGATTGCGGTTGTCTTCAAGTTCTGGAAGCGATTCTATTGCTCAAAACGATTCCGACTCGAAAATAAAAGTGGTTGTAGATGTTGGAAATGCTGCGGGTGAGGGGATTGCTGGGAAACTACTTTACATTCCTTCAGCTTCACCGGCTAGCAATAACCCTGGAGTCCTCATGCATGACAACAATCTAATTAAATCTACTGGTACATTCTACCGAACATTTGGAGGAGGTATGTTGGATACCAATAGTGTTGTCAACGGTATTAGATTCTACATGGACTCCGGCAATATAGCTGTTGGAGACTTCTATATGTATGGAGTTAGTAAATCCTAACATCTACAAACCGTATTACTTTTTATTAATTCCAATATTCTAAAAGTATGGCTTACTTCTTGCAGCCACGCTAAAAATTAATACTCTGTACAACCGCTTTCATCAACAGTATAAGTGTCTTGTGATGTTACAGTGACACAAGCTTCAGAAGTAGCGCTGATTGCGCAAAACATTAACGTCATTCCGCCAATCATGGTTAATATTTTGTTTTTCATGTTCTATTCTCCTCATTTCTTTTTCATCTTCCTTGAAATTTGAATAGCTGCTTCCTTGTAACCATTTTAAAAACTTTCTGATCATTTGATACCCCTGTTATTTCATAGCAAATTCATCAGCATGAGTACCGGACCATTCACTATCATAGTATCCTTGTCCTGGGATATCTTGACATTCTTCAACCCATTCTTCGTCTGTCATCTCTTCTTCACTCTTAGCCATGAGACAAGCACTAACAGAAGCTCTGTAAGCCATAGCAGCACCGTGATATCCTGTGTGTCTTACATTATCATCTTTGTGTAAAGCGGATTCTGGAAAAGTGTAGTTAAATTGACAGCTTGTTAAGAGCAGCGTCCCTGCTGCAATAATAAAATTGTGTATTTTCATTAATATTTTACTCCATATCTAACTTTTAAGTTTGGTACGGCGTTGAAATACTTAGAAGAAAAGATGTCTTCTTGCAACGATAATTCCACAAAAGAATCATGAAAATCTTTTCCCAAAACGATTCCAGCTCCAGTGTTCGTTTCGCTTTTGAATCTATCAGCTTTGAAGTGGTTTATGTGGATAGATGGCCCAAAATAATAATCTTCATATAAAAGTCTAAAAGATGCTTTTGCTTCAAAAATGGTAGTGATATTAGAGAAGGATAGATTCGCGTTCAAATCTAATTTTCCGATTTCTACATCTTCGAGATAACCGATTCCGATGTTTGGGATCATAATGTATGGTCCGGCTCCTATGCTCAAATACGTTTCTGCGCATAGTGGCGATGTCATTATAGCTAATAGTAGTGCTAGTTTTTTCATTACAGCTCCTTTGGGTTAGTGTAATTGATACCGAATTACTTGGTATGCGGTACAGTTTGCCTGAGCTTCTCAATTTCTGACAAGGGTCTTTTCTTATTTAGGCACGATTTACAAGTTGCTCTGCATTTCCCATAACTTTTGTAGTTCTTAAGAAATTCGTGGACAATTTTTTCTTCCCTACAATCAGAACAGATACGCGTTTCAATTTTCGGGGGATTCTGGTGATAAGTCAATTTCTACTCCCAATTCGTTTTCTATTAGTTCTTCTACAATTTCTTCAAAAATATTGTCTTGATCCCATCCATAATTTTCTTCTAATTGCTCTACGGGGGATCTCTCACAACTGAAAATAAATATGCAAACGATTAAGAGCGCTGCAAAACATGTCATGGCAATATTCTTCTTCGCGAAAAATGGTTCTTTCAAAACTATCTCCTTGGGTAATTAATCAGCAAGCCAATAATAAATCCAAAGAGGAACAGAAGAGCCATTAAAATCGAAATTATTACTTGGAAACAAATGGCTCTTTCCATTTAAGGAATTTCTCCATGAAATTATCAGGGTTTTCATTATATTTGCTAATAATTTCTTGATAAGGTATTTCGTATTTTTCATGTACTTGTTTTACATACTTTTCCATATCCCTGGAAGTAGCATCATCATATTTCATAAGAAATTGCGCAAGGGATTCCTGATTTTTCGCGGATTCAATTCTCTTTTGCTCTTCTGGTGAAACGTAATCAATGTTATCTTTTTCCACATCATCGCCAGTTTCAAGACAGAATGTTTTGAGCAATCCATATTTGAAAGCATAAGAGATAGCTTTTCCCACACCTTTGTCTTGTCCATCGATACCATATCCCGGAAAAGACACTGATACACGATCTTCTGGATGGTCGATATTCACAAACGACATTACTAGAGTGATAGACGTTCGATTACCATCTTGTTGGATATCGGTTACGGATGTCATTAAAACAATTCCGTTATTTACTAGGGGATCGTGTAAAGCTTTTGATACAGCATCATGAGTAACATATTTATATTTTGTATTAAATTTTGGCATGTCAACTGTAGCGCCTTTATTGACTCCTTTTACTTCCTTCATAACATTGTGTAATCTTTGATAGATGTTTTTCTTATCTGTCATATAAATCTCCATAAAATAATTGGCTTGTACTTCTAAAATCTTCTTTATCTCTGCGACTCATCTCATTCAGTGTAAACTCGAAATCTGGTTCACTTTTTCTTGGCTCTTCTTTTTCCTTTTCTTCCGTAGAAATATTTATAGACATCGATCACCTCCGTGAGTAACTTCATATTCTCTTTGTATAAGTATTGCTTCGGTTCGGATCCATCTCTACCGACCTTCAAGAACATTATTCCCTTAACATCATAACCTGCCTGCTTCGCTAGATAAGAGTACGCGGTTCCCTGAAGTAACCAGGACTTAGATTCGCGCTGTGAGGTCTTTAAATCGACTATGATGCATCCTCCAGGCTCTTTAACTATGAAATCTATCTGTCCGGTGATTCCGAGCTTTGGACAATAGAGTCTTTTCTCTACTTCGGCGAAGTTTTTTCCACGACCAAACCATTTCTTAAACGAATCAACATATCCCTGGTACTCTTCCGGAAGATCCCATCCATCGATTCCCTTGGCTATACCTTCGCAAGCTTTGTGGACTCTCGTTCCTCGTACGCATGCATTTTCTAGAACTTGCTTATCGACATATTGCATCCCGCTGAAAGGGCTAAGAATTTCGGTGACTCTTAAATATTCCATTAATCTACCACTCTTTTCCAGTGTGTTACTTCTTCGCTGTTATCATATTTGTAGCCATCCCAAGAACTACCTTGAAACCAACCCATTTTACAGGTGTCTCCGATCTTCATTTTCACTAAATCAAAGCTTTCAGGTAAGAAATCCTTGCAATCAGCCCAACCATTTGAATCCATGATTACGGATGGATAAGAGAACTTCCTCTTTTTTATTTCTCCATCGACTTCGATTTCATACATTTGACCAACCTGCTTCATTTATAAAATTCCTTCGCAAAGTTCAATTTAGAATTATATTAAGTTGAAAACAACAAAAAAATTTATTTTTATTCACCAAACCTTTAGATATATGACGAGGTGATCAATGAATAAATCAATACCATTAGAAATTATCGATCAAATTGGCAGACATTGCCCAAGAGCTATTTCCTGTTATGTAATCTGTTTGGGAAGAGCGGATGCTGACCACAATGTTGTTTTCAGAAGAGAGGAAATTACAACGGGTCTATCTGAAAGTTATTGCAAATTTAAGAATGATTTAAGGGCTTTGGCTCGTGAAGGCCTCCTTGAATGGCATGAGATGGGATATTATTTACATGTAACATTGGCAGAAATTGATGTCACAGACGTATAAATGTTGTAGTTTTTGTTATGAAGACCTACAAAGTGTAGATCCTGAGCTGGCTATGTTCTGGCTCAATCTTTGTGGAAAAAGTCTTAAGAACCGAGGTTTTTATGATTTTAGCATCAACACAAAATTCAAAAACGATTTAGAGAAGCTTGAGCAATATGACTTTGTGACAATGCATGAGACTGACACTGAGCTTATCGCACGGGTTGAGGGATTGGCGATTGATGGTGAATTTGTGCCGGCTTTCTGCATCAATCATGAGGATCATGACTATGAAAAAGATCATTTGTAAGAAGTGTGGCGAGGCAAAAAAAGAGAATGAGTTTTATATCTGCGTGACTCGCGGATATGAGCATAGAAAATCGTCTTGTAAAATCTGTTTCAATAGAGAAAAGGGGTTGAAGAAGATGAGAAAAGATTATCTTAAACTATTAAAAGAAAACAACTTAGAGGTATAAAATGTCAGACAAGATCACGGTAACTAATATAAAAATGAAAAACCAAGGCTCACTAATTCTTCAATGCGACGTGATCATTCACCCATGGAAAATGACGATGAAAGAGATAAAATATTTTGTCAAAGGTGAGGCAAAATGGCTCGGAATGCCGTCTAGATCTTGGAAAGATGGTGATGAATGGAAAAGCATGGAGCTTACTCTTTTTCATGATGCTGAGGCTAAAGAAGCGTTTCGGGATGCTGTGATCGATAAGATTTTAATTGAGCTTGAACAAGGCATAAAAGAAAAGATCTTATTTGATGATGATTTGCCTTTCTAAAAAAAAGACGTTCCCCCGATGAAAAGGAACGCCTAGGAGAACACGATGTTGAATACGTGTTAAGATATTTATACCACAACTCTAAGAGGCAATCAATGAAAATTACTATTCCAGGCAATCCCATTCCACAAGCGCGGCCAAGATATCATATTTCCACGAAAGGTAATGTCATGGTATATGATCCACAGTCCAGAGATAAAGTTATCACTAAACGCTTACTAGCTAAGAAAATTGATAATCATTTTCCAGATCTTGAGCCTTTAGAAGTTGCTGACATTGGTCTCACATTCTATATGAAGATTCCTAAGAGTCTGCGAAAAGCGGATCGACTACTCGCAGAAGCTGAGCAATTGCGACATACGACTAAGCCCGATTGTGATAACTTGGTTAAGTATGTTTTAGATTGCTTAACAGATACTTTCTTAAAAGATGACAATGGAGTCAATTTGACATATGTCAAAAAGATATACAGCACATATCCGCGGGTGGAAATTGAGATCAATCATGGAGTGCGTGATCTCTCGAAAATTCTCTTTCAAGATGCATTGCCCGACTCGAAAGAATCCGGTGAATTGCGGCGTGAGTCCAAGGTTTTCTGGAACGGCTTGGAACTTTCCGACTGTTCAGAACTTCAGCGGTGCGCCTATATGAAAGACCATCATTGAACTTTATTGTGTTCATGATCTTGATGATCTCTTGTTCTGCTTCACAACGCACAAGAAACTTCCCTAAGGCTTTATAGCCATACGGGATGTACCCAACTCGCTCCCCTCTTCTTATCTTTGCTTGTAGGGCTTTAGAAACGTTTTCTCGGATTCCTGCCAAATTATCTTCAGCAATAGCCCCCATAATCGTAGTCATAAGCTTGGCTGTGCGTCCTTCGCCGTAAATTGTCGGTTCTGTAGCTGACATAGCGGTAGCTTTCTTTTTTGCAATACGGGATTGAATCTGTACTTGCTTCTCAACGGAACGCACTAGACGCGAGGAGTTCCAGACTATGAAAATATCTCCGGGCTTCAATGCGTCAATAGCCTCCAATAGAACAGGTCTTTTGCTTAGCTCCCAATCACTCGTGACATTGCTCTCATGAAAAAACTGGATTTCAGCGCTTCCAATCTTGTTTCGGATCTCTTGTTCTTGCACTTCATGAGAAAGAGAGTCCAAAACTTCTACAATATTCCCGTCTTTGTCTTTAGTCTTGATTTTCGAAACTCGTGTTAATCCAACGTATTTCATCGTGTTCTCCTTTATTATTGTGTTTTTTTCGCTTCTTTTTCGAATTCTTCCATACTTTCCTTGAGCTTAATCATCATGTTAACAAATGATTCCATCTCCCTATGTAAGTGTTGACATACTACGCCGTAAATCTCGTGTGCATTTCTCTGCCTTTCATCCTCAACAAGGGCTATTGAAGTTCTCATTAACAATCCAATCAGCATAACATTTTCTTTTTCGTCTTTATATATTTCTAGCCCTTCGTTCAGTGCTTCGATTATCTTTAGTTTCTTCTCCAAGTAATACCTCCTTAAGGTCTTTTACGGTTTCTTCCCATGTTTTTTCTGTGCGCTCGCCAACTAAACGGACTTGATCCGCTAGCGAAATCAATACCTTCTTGCAATTCCAATCTATCGTTTCGGATAGTTCGGTTTCGTCAATATTTAAAATACCACTATTGCGGACCGTTTCTTGCTCTTCCTGTAAGAGTTGAATCATAACAGCTAGCTTGCCCAGATTCAAAAGATAAGATTCTAAACTATTCAGCTTCATAAATAACCTCAGTTTGTCGAGGTCTCAGCACTTTAATATTATGTCCTAGTGTCTCAAGCTTCTTAAGATCCTCTATTGTGAATACTTTTCGGCTTCCGCTTCCAGAGCTAAACATACTAATCATAAGTTTAGCCTCTAGGTTGTCCGGATAATATCCGTCACGCCCACAAATATTTTTGTATTTTACAATTAATTCTTGTGCCATTTTACTCCTTTATGTTATGTTTTTATTCCTATGTTAAGTAGTTTTATGCGAAAACCGGGCGATCCTTTGGTTTAAGTCAGCCCAGTTTTACCCCTCTTTAAAAAGAGGGGTTTTTTATTCCTCGTCACTAGCAATTCTATTATCCATGCAGTAGCCAAGATACTCGTTGATCCTGAGCTGTAAGTATCTGTCAAGTTTATTCCATACTCTACACGCCATTTCAGATGGTACCCTGTACTCTAGAGCGCTGACAGCTATGAAAAGCCAAGCATGGCGGTTCATACGATTATTACGTATAACATCCTTAGCAGTGACATATGACCCGAAACCGTAACATCCTTCAAGCAACCAATCCGCACTATCAATAAATTGCTTCAAATGGTTTTCCAAGATATCAATTAAATTATCTCGATTCTCTTTTCTCTCTGCGAGTGGTAACTTTTTAAGGTCTTGCAATTGAATTTGAAAATTTCCACGTTCAATTGATTCGTGTTGTTCTAATGTTCTCATCGTGTGTTCTCCTTTGGTTTTTGTTATGGTATCATTCTATCATACGCAAACATTATAACGCAAGCAATAAATGAATTAAATTAAAATTTTGATGAAAAAAACCTATAGGGATGTTATAAAAAAACTTGAGGTGATCCATGGCATACCCAAAAAAAGAACAAGAAACGCGTTTTCCGCTCCGCGGCGTTCCTATTGATAGAGACGAAGTAAAAAAACAGATTATTAAATATCACGGAAATATTTCGCGCGTTGCAATGGCTATCGGTTGTTCAAGGCGTGCTATAAATAGCATTGTGGCCGGGGATCCCTCCGTTAAGGAAGTTTTAGAAGACGCACGAGAAAGGGTTATTGACGAAGTCGAAGACGCTTTCACAAAGAGAGCCATGGCCGGTGATACCACAGCAAGTATTTTCTTTTTAAAAACTAGGGCCAAAGATCGAGGATATGATCAGGATTATAAGGTTGATTTAGAAGCAATTACAAGGGCTGCTATGTCCTTCGCTTTGAATCGGACACGCAACCCAGCTGAAATTGATAATTAGATATTGAGAACAAGAGATTCTGCAAGCTCCAACAAACAATCTTCACAAACTACTTTATTTTCATCGCTTGGATTTTCATAAATACCATCATAATGATCAAATTTTTCATCACAAATACTACAAATATATTCTTCAATAATCTCGCAAATTTCTTCCTTGAACGCAATTTCAGATTTATTCATTTTTCTTTCCTTTGGTTAAAGTGTGTCTGTCAATGTTCTTCTCATGTGATTTATCAATCTATGCCTACCCCCATAAATTGAGGCGTAAAGCTCTATTGCGTCGAGTATATCAAGCTTTGACGCTCTTTTTACCCACGCTTTAAAGTCTGAAATATTGCCATTTTCTAAGTTTAATAAAGCGTCTTTAATTGATTGTTTAATCATTGTGTATTTTCCTATCTGGTTAATTTATTTATATTTTCTAAATCTATCAAGATCGCCATTATCGCAAGTTGCTACGATCTGACAAGCGTATTCAAAGCCTAACATTTGATTTTCATTTAAGTTGTTAGCCTCATCATTTTTAATTAATAGTAAAAAGTTTAAAATGGATCTCATTGTATCCGATTGTATATCTCTAATCTCAGCTTTTTTTCTATAGTCTAAATTAATCATATCATCCTCTCTGGTTAAGGTTTAATCATAGAGGGAAAGTAATTTCCCCCTAGGTTAAAACTTAACAATTTACCGGTTGTGAAAGGCTATATTCGCTTTGCAAAATTCCACAAGGCCGCCAACGTATTGACGATTAATAAATGAAATGAAAGTTTCAGTTTGCCAACATTCCATTGCATAAACTATGTCTTCATAATCCTCAGCATCAAAGTCATAACATTCTCTCGCCCACTCAAAACAATCCGCTTTGAATTGATCAGTTTCTAAATATTTATTATAGTTCATAAATTGCCTCACTTGTTTTGTATTCTCTAAACTTATCAATATCGTTAACGGTTGAATATTTTAGCGCTTCAACACAATATAAATATCCTAATGCCATATCACCACTCAAACAATTGATATTATTTTCTAACATTAAATAAATGGCCTTTGAGGTGTCCCTTTGAATATCTCTTAATTCTTTCTTCTCTTTATCCGTTTTCATCTTATCCTTTCCTTATGGTTAAGTTTAAATCATAGTCCGCGATTGCAATCGCGGACTAGGGTTAAGCTTAATCAAGCAATTGTTGTAAGTATCCCACCGGTTGACCGTCGGATAAAATCAATTCAATGCGGACGGAGTTTTCAAAGTCAGGATCCATTGAAACGTACTCAGGATTAAAGCCGAATACCTCTAACAATTCGTTAAAATCTAACATGCTAGAAACGGTTTTTTCTAAACCCCCTATCGTGTCCGTAACTTGATATTCGTTATTAATTTTTATTGTGTCATATGTGAAGGCTTGATATTTCATTGTGTTTACTCCTTTGGTTTTTGTTATGGTATCAATATAACATACGTAAACTTAATAACGCAAGCAAAAAGATAATTAAAATAAAGGCTTGATAAACATCACTTCGATAAGTTATATCTAAGCCATACAAAGCCAATAACATATAAATAAACGGCTATGACTTACAATCTTAGCATCTCACAAACATCACATATAAATTAAAGAAATCTGTTTACAAAACTTGTGACAATATGGTATTGGGTTGCATATCTCCATGCATTTTATCTCTATGACATTGCAGCAAGGCAAACACAACACAATATAATCCGGATCTGCGCAATGGACTTGCCGCAATTATGGATCATCATTAAGTTAACGGATGTCGACCGCTGCAGAATCGTTGTTGAATCGTTGTTGAATTGATTTTAAATTGATTTTAAGTTGTGTGGGTTATGCATTTTTACTCTATCGACCGAGCCACCTAAACGTACCGACAAATTAAAATTTGAATTAACACTAATCGTCATAGTCTATCACGCCTACCATAACTACCGAGACAATAACTGATACTAACAAGGATAGCGAGACACTGATTAGTAACTGACTATCAATAAGTTACAACATACATATTAAAAAGTTTATTATAATCGTTTGGGTCCCATCAAGTTTATATTTGAAAAGGCGTCAGAGCCGATCACTATATAAGGGACTCCTATATATATAG